GTGTGCCATATGTACTCACATCAAACTGCGTGGCAGGACGTGCATAGTTTTGGTATGACGTGTTGTAGACGGGTTGGAAGAATTGTTCAGAACCGGCCATAGGTCTGCCGGTAGGTGAGTTCATACCGGCATTTTGAATCATCGAACCCCAGTTAGCATCTGAGGGTGCGCCATACATAGCACTGGCCGAATCTTTAATTTGGCTACTAGTAAACCCTTGGTTCAACAAGTCGTTATATGCGCCTCCAGATTGACCCCAAGGCGTACCCTTCATACCGGCCAAAGTGTTATACCCTTGTTGGGTATTAACGGCCATCTTGTCCCAAGGGTTAGAAGGTGGTGGGGGAGCCGCAGGTGCAGAAGGAGCAGGAGCCGCAACTTCCGCAGAGCCACCGCCACCACCGCCGCCAAAGCAACGGCGTACACCCTCGTGGAACCCATTAAATTTGCTTGGAATAATCATGGTTGTTCCTTATGCGGGCATGTACTTGTTTGGGTTGATCTCACGACCTTGGGACTTACGACCGGTACGAGCTTGGCGCACCTTGTCCATCATGCCGTACAACGTCTTAGCACCTGCGTCCGTAGAACCATTACCAAGGTGGGAGACCACATCAGCGGGAACTACAAACTCACCATCGGCCAGACGTGCGGGACGCTTACCAGAAATACTTGCAGGGATGCTGTCAGACATGCCATCACCGGGGCCACGTAACATACGGCCACCGTCAGAATAGCTACCCAGATCAGTAATACCACCACGGGCCATACCTGTGGGATAAGGCTCCTCACCTACTTGGCGGTCATAGCCGCCGGAAGCCAAAGTAGCAATACCGCCTTCAGCATAGGTAATAGGGGCACGGTAGTTTTCGCTAAGACGGAAACGCTTTAGGGGGCCGTTATATTCTTCAGGAGAATATGGATCAGGCTTTGCACCAACAGCACCTGCCAAAGCAGAAGAACCTGCTAAGAACTTATGTTCGCCCATATATTTCATAGGGTCGTTAAACAAGTTTGCGGGCGTACTAGCCGCAGTAGTTACTGGTGAAGTAGCGGCGGCGGGGAGGCTACTGATACCACCACCGGGAGCAACGCTAGGCGCACCAAGAGCATAGTTACTTGCCGCGCCGGGTAAAGCGGTAGGAGCAGTAATAGCATAGTTAGTACCCCCCTGCATAGCCGCTTGCGCTGTTGAAGGGTTAAACCCAGACAAGCTACTAGCGGTATTCAAACCTTGAGGGGCGGCATTAAGTGCGTAGTTTGCACCGGTTCCAATGCCGGTATCAAAAGCTGCAAGGCTATTACCAACCCCACTACCAAGGGTAGAACCTGCCGTACCCGCCGTTAGACCGGGGGCCGTGCCCGCTAACGTAGTAGCCGTTGGAGCAGTTGCAGAACCTAAAGCGGCGGCTTCCGCCCCCCCTGCCGCACCACCCAAAGCACCACTGATACCCGCACCGGCACCGCCGGTCAAGCCACCAAGGAGAGCGCCTTTAAGAGGATCGCCACCAGTCAAAGCGGCAGAGCCACCACCCATTGCTGCGCCAAGCAGCATCGCTTCACCAACTCCGCCCATTGCCATAGTAGGCTCCTTTATAGAGAATTGTTGTCATTTTATGGTTTCTTTTCAAATCAGTACAGTGCAGATACAAAAGTTGCTGTCAAGATAACAGATGGAATTGCGGGTACGTCATTAGGGGCAGTACCAAAACCAGCTTCGTATTTTATTTGCACGTTCGTATCATCTGTCATCCAATACAACTCAAAGTAATCATTTGCGTTCATTGGAAGCACAAAATTCCAAGAAGGCACAGATTCAGCCGTTGTACCTTGAATGGACACTTTGCTTGCGGATGCGGTGATATTTGCTCCATTTACTTTTGGCCAAAGCCAAATAGAAGCAGTTGCCCCTGATGCTTTATCTAACTGTGCAGAAAATTGAAAGTTGTAATACCCTGCTTTACTCACAACTACACGGGATGAGGGAGTTCCAAGAGCCACCCCATGTGAATAGTCTGTAGTGTTTAGAGTAATAGCTTTGGCTGTACTAGTGGCAACTTGTGTTTGCGTAGTGGTGTCATGAAAAGCCCCAAACGAGAACTGAATTCCCGAACCATCAATTGCACCAGAGCCAATACTTAAACGCGCAATAAAATCATCAATACGATTGAAATACAGACGCAAAACATTACTGAATTGATCTTGGTATTGTGAGTTCCACTGCTGTGGGGCCAACGGTAAGTTGGGCGCAGCAATTTTATTGATTGCGTAATCGGTAGTGACAATATAGGTCATCGTCTGCCATCCGGTTTAATGTCAAGACGAGGTGCACCCAATTGCCATGTTGTGTTGATCTGATCTGAAGCAATCTTAAAGATCATTTGGCGGCCACGGGCACGGGTATAAATAATCCCTGTGTATTCTTCAGTCACTGCATAAGATGTACTCTTACGCACTGTGCCGCTAGAACCAGAACCTACACCTGAACCAGAACTTTCCATTGGGTATAAAGTCATAGTAACTTGGGCGGGATCACCAGTTACAGGGTCTGTGCTTGAGTTTTCAAATGTCAGATCAGGTAAAACACGCCACACGTAGCCAAAGTTGTGGCCATCGCCAATGTCAAATTCAGAAGATGAAATGTATGCGGGTAACGCTGTTAGGTTACCCAAGTCATAAGCATTTACACCGTCTTCGTGTTGCACCAGTTCATAGTTATATGTAGCCGCAATAGGTAACGGCAACAAGCCTGAATCCAACCAAGCAGTGCGCCCCATAGTGCCGTAATACCAAACGTTTTCAACATAGTTGTAAACCACATACTTATCAGATACGGTTGAATTGGCAGAGCAATAGAACCACCAAACTTCGTTAAACCCTTCAATCGTACCTGCGTACACCTGCTGGGACTGCAACGCATTGAAGTCGCCAAAAACATGGCGGCGTAAATCACAATTAACTGTTTGGACACGACCGTCATATTTATAGAACTTATCTATGCCCATCCAGTAAACCACACCAGATGCAATAATGGCCGCATTGGGGCCAACAATAGATAAGTTGTCACCAAGTAATTGAGACTGCCATACATAGGGTGGGCCAAGGTATTGCAAAGAATATAGAGACGAATCTGTAAATACAACAATCTCTTGACGGGTTTGTACAGCACACACGATTTCTGAACCGTGTGAAAGCCTTAAACTGCCCGCTTGGTTTGTTGCAGAAGGTGTCCATGTGTATGGGTCATCTGAGTCTGACCAGCGAATTAACATTGGGTCAAGATAATCTGCACCATAGTCATTTGTACCAAATACCAATACAAATCGGCTGGCGTCTGAAACAATAATGTAGTTTTGGTAGATTGGTGTATCTGCATCCCCAGCATCGGCCAAATCAACGCCACGTTGAGAGATGTATTGCAACCCTGATTGAGTACCAGAAGTTGTAATTGGTGACCCTGCAATAGTTGTAGACACATTGAATGTGCCCCCCGTTGAGTTCACCACAAAGTAAACTTGACCTACAGACAACCCAGTAGGCAACGCACCCGTAGAGTTAAACGTAATTGAAGTGCCATCGGGGAAAGAGAACCCGACAGGTAATGTGATAACCCCGGGGGCAGCAATTGAAATCGTAATTTGGATAGGCGCATAGCCTACATTTGCGCTCCAATAATAAATGCCTTGCCCTCGTGGGCCATAAATCAAATCTTCACCAAAGTTTTGTTGGTTCCACAACTGTAAAGAAGTAGATGTAGTTTGACCATTACCCCATGTACCTGCACCCCAAGGGCCAGCACCCCATCCAACCAAAGGCACTTGATACGCGGGGCCAGTATTAGTTTCATATTGCGTTACAACTGATCCGCCACCGGGAGAACCCGCAGCGTCTGTAGCGTTTGCAGTTGCGGATACCGTAATAGTGTAGTTATCGTCATCAAGAAACGTAAGTTCAAACGTACCCGTCAATACCGCCGCAGTAATATTTCCACCCAAACCAGTGATACCCGCACCGCTGTAGGTTACAAAATCACCATCCGTACAACCATGGTCTACTTCGTGGACAGTAATAACATTTGAACCGCTTGTTGCAGTAAAAGGATTAACCAGCGTTACTGTCTTACGGATAGGGGTGATATCAAAAAATTCTGTGCCTTTGAGGATATAGAACTTCAGATTGGTGCCCACACCTACTAAGTTTTCCCCCGCAAGGGTGATCCAGTTCCACAAAGAACGGCAAATGCCAGTAAATGTGTTACCTGAAAATGGCGTCCAACCACCAATTTTTTCAGGGTTACCTTGGCGAAAACGAATCTTGTCGCATTCATACCAGCCGCCCTCGGTTGTGTACCGCGTGTTTTCACGGTTGACCCCCGGCTTAAATAGAAATTTTTGTAATGGCATGGCTTATTTTCCCATCAATTAGGAAGTGCATCAAGCATACAGCCGAGTGCCTTGTTTGTCGATAATCAACGCCTGTTTTCTAGGGGCGCGACCGGGTTCGTTGGGGATGCTTACATGCGTCCAACGGTCAAATTCACGGATTACTTGGTCGTAGGGCAAACCAGAGGCAATTATGGTTTTTACCACCTCATCGGGGGTCAGTTGAGGTACTCGGATGTCCACAGCACAACCAATGCGATGCTGACTAGTATCTTTAGAACCCACAGCGTCGTTGACCTGCTTGCTGCGAAAAGCAGAATTAACCATGATTGGTCTTCCGCCCAAGGCAGTTTTGACTTCCTCAAGGAAGGCCGCAAGACGTTTGAGGTTTTCAAGTTCGGCTTCATTTGGCGTGTTGTCAAATTCGCGGTGATCGGTATGGGTCAACTCTTCAAGCGTAAAGTGTTCAGTCAAGTTCATTTTTTACCTGCCATTGCTTCAGTTTTTGCCGCGCTACTAGAGGACGAACCGTAGTAGTAATAGATTACCGCCATTAGTACCGCATCTAAAGTACCTAAAGCACGGGCAACAAGCTCCCGCATGTCGCTGTTAATTGTGCCGTTAAACAGTTTGTAATTGACTGCGCCCCAAACAATAAACACTACCAAAGCCATAACTCTAGGTGTCCATACATCCCCAGTTTTAGTTGCCATCTCTCGTGCAGAGTTACGATCCCCGGCATGCACTTTTTCCATATCAATTTCAAGTTCTTTCATACGGACTTTTAAACTTGCATCGGCTTGTTTAATGCTTGCCATTTGATCACTGGTCAACGTGCCACTGGCCAACAAGTCTTTTACTTGTTCTTTAGTTGCGTCTTTCATACCCAACGCATTGCCAATAGCATCAACTGCCATACCAGCCAAAGGGCCGCCCATTGCAGTGGCAATCGTGGGTGCGATTGTTTTTAACCAGTCCATATCCATTCCTTATACAAATTTATCAAAATGTCTTTTGTTGGCAAATATCTCTAGGTCAATTACGTTTTCTCTAGCGCGTTTGTTGTACAACTCAAGGTCATAGTCATCGACTTTCTTACGCATCTTTTGGGCTTCAACTTCAAGGTGATGCTCATATTCCAGTCTTTCTATGCGTTTCTCAATGGCTTCAGCCCTTATGTCTCTTGGAGAAGGGAACACAAACGGATACCATTTGTGAAGCTGGATCATTTTTTCTCCCGCTCCGCCGCCCTTGCAAAAAAATATAAGACCTTGGCTCTAACCTCCGATGAATCCGCTGTACCTGCCCACATAGGCAAGTTGTTCCAAATTATCAGCAACTGCTCAGTACTGCAACTATTGCCATTTGTTGTCAACCACATTGACAACTGTGAATGCCGAAGCGATGGATCCCCAATCCAACTCAGTCCATAAAAGTCCGTGACGATGCAACGCTCATTCGCGGTGGCCCCTGCCAAGAACAGCAACAGTGGTAGAAGAAACCAACGCATTTTGTCATTTTGCCATTTCCGTTGAAGCCAAGTTTAGCCGTGTCTTGACCACCGTCAAGTCCGATGGCTCCTTGGAAAACCCTACCGAAACGTAGCCGTCAAACTCCCCAATTTCTGGGGGCACAGAAACCCAGCAAGCAAACTCAACACCCTGCTTCTTTTCCCATTCAGATGTTTTACCAGAGACTTCTAACTTAGAGCAAAATACTTCGCCGTTAAGCATGGCAATCATGGATGCGTTGCGCACTGGGTCTTTGTTAAATAGGGTAGAGTTGTAACCGTCCATACTGGTTTCCCGACCCTTGGGGCCATACGCAAGTAGCGTAGTCCTGCCGTTCACAACCAAATTGGCTTTATGCACAATCACGGTATCTGCCTCTAGGTCTTTCATAATACCTTGGGCAATCTTCTCAAGCGCAGGGACTTCACGAAGCGAAGACTTATGAGATGAATTTGTAATGGCGTTAAGAATTACAACCCGGCTGTCCCAAGCAAAGTAACCTGCAAAAAACAGGAACGACAGCAAAATAACTGTGAATAATTTAAATGGGTTATCCACCCACTTGATTAGGTCAATTACTTTATCGGCAGTGGTTTGCGCTTTGGGTGGGGTATGTTTAACTGTCACCTCGGCTTTAGGCTTTGGCGTTCGTTTCTTTACTGGTGCTACTTTGGCGGGGGCTTTAGCCGGAGCCTTTTTTGCTGTGACCATTTCAACTCCGGCTTAACAGGATTACGCTTTTACAAAGTCGTTTGAAACACCGTTGTATTTTTTAAGGATATTGATAATACGGGTGTTATTCTCAAGCGCCATAAGTTCATGCGGCTCACCGGGGCGAAAGTCAAGAACCTGCCCCGCAACTGCTTCTTTTTCCCAATCATGTGAATAGGCTTTGACGCGCCCCTTTGCCACAATAGTGATATGGACATTGGTTTCATCATGAACATGCTTGGGCAAAATATCCCCAGAATATTCAAAGTCGTATATGGCTCCACGAATGTCGCCAAGGTTTTCTAATGGTTTAACCGATAACATCTGGAGCACTCCCACTCATGGTATTTAAGACTTCATTTGATTGACCAACATTATGCACAGCTCTATTTTGTGCATTTTCTTCTTCTAGACTTTGTGCGTACTGCTGAGCAAGAATTGCTTTAGTTGCTACATCTACGGCAGTTATCGGCTCTACAGAAAAATCAATTCTCCACTCACCATCAACATTTTGTGGAGTTAACGGCACAAGTTTATGCGTACTTTCATCAAACTCAGGGCGGTTGATTACCAAAGGCGCATAAGCACCGGATGGTTCAAGATCCACATCCCCTTGAAAAAAGGGCCACTCCATGTTGGCTAATTTGATGTACGTCATAGTGCTTTGAAGTTGTAGTTCAATGTTTGATTCAGATTTGCGGAAGTATCTATTTGGCGATTTGTAACTGACTGGCCTTGAGCAGTTGTCAAATTCCAATTAAAGTTTGTTGGACTTGTGGTTGGTACGTTGATAATTGCATAACCAGTTGGCTGTGTAGCTTGGTATGTATATGTGTACGCAGCAATGCTTGCACTGTTAAATACTGTAGTTGCAGGGTAAGGTGGGGTTGCAGCATAAGTAAGTGCAATACCATCAATAGTATATGTACCTGTACCAGACCCATTGCTGTTTAACTGCACGCCCAAACCATACCAAGTTGTTGCACTGGTATTAAAAGTACCAACTAATAAAAGTGCGCCACTACTAGTGACTTGTACTTGTGAAAACTTCGTGTCTGCCGCACCATTTGCTGTGTAAAAATACCTTCTCCACTGCAATACGCCAGAAGAATTAAATTTAAACAGTGTTCCCATGTAACCATATTTGGGGTTGCAAGGATCCGTGTTATCGATCAAAGAATATGTATATCCACACAAATACGAGTTGCCTGATGAATCAATAGCTGCGCTAGTACCATAATCATTTGAGCCTGAATGCCAAAGAGATATATTCCACTGTTGCACCATTGACGAGTTGTACTTCGCCATACCAGTTTTAAGTACGCCAACAGCGTTAATAGTCAACTGGTTATAAATATTGGATGATGAATCCACGGCTCGTACAGTTTCTGCATATGAACTAAATCCATTTAAACCAGTGCCCCTATACCAAGAAGTCAACGCGCCAGTAGACATGGTATAAAGTTTAAAGTCTATGTAATAGTTAGCAGTTTGCGTTCTATACCCATATGCTGCACGAGAAGTTAAAATTTGAGTGCTGCTATATTGGGCGCTTGAAGTATTTCCAATACTGCGAATTTGGTAATCAAATGACGCCCTTGTGCCAGCTTGAGCATATGTCAAGCTTGATCCACTAGAGTTAGTTTTTAATAGAAGCTCACCAGTACCAGCAATTGGGCAGCAGCTAATACAGTAATTAATGACGTTAAAAGTGTAGTACCCCGCAAAATAAGTATTATTACTTGCGTCAAGGTATACATTATCCATGATTGAGACGCTGTACCCACGTGCGTAGGTATCAAATTCCCTTGCCCAAGTACTAGATACCAAAGCCAAAGTCGACGCATCAAATCTTCGTATTGCGTTGTAGTAAAATCCTTGGTCTGGCGCTCCACACCAATAATTGGTGTTATAGCCGTAGTATTGAGAGTAGCCGTATAAATATCCATCTGCTGGATTTACTAACATTTTATAAATAGAACTGTTAGCCGACGTGTATGGACGGCAGCAACAGCCTGTTCCTGATAATCCATACCATTTAGAAGCAGAGTACGCCCCTGCGTTTGAGGTTTTAACAATCAGATAGCCGATGCCTGTATTAGCAATACCACCATATGTCACCCCAGTATTAAGACTTCCATAAAAATAGTAACTAGAACCATTGACTAAAGCACCGTTAAAACCAATGTTTCTATACGAGGTAAACGCACAAGGTGAAGCTATGGCCTGATACGCCATGATGAAATATGTAGTGTTGGATTTGCCGTAGCCGTCTGATAGGCTAATTTGACCAGATGCAACACCGAACAGCGTTCTGACTGCCGTATCGTTTAAGCTGATCAACGCAGTGCCGGAATACCCCAACTCAACGTTGACGTTGTTCATACTAATCGGGCCGGATGATGGCAGCGTCATGTCTTATCCTTTTCTTCTTCCCAAGCGGCAACTTTATTAAACAGGTCGTTTAAAGAAAAATTCACAAGGTCTAAAAATTCTGGGCTGTTAATATCTGACAGCTCAACATTTTTGGGGTTGTCAGTTACTGTGAACTTGAAATCCAATTTGTTGTCTTGCAGTTTCAAATCCTCTTTTTTGATATCAATGACCAGACCATTGAACCGTTTCTCAAAGAAAACAATACCAATGTTGTCATCTGTATCAGAAAATATTGGCCCGTAACGTTCATTACCTCTCGGTATATAAATCTTTACATATCTCCCTTGAGCTGGGATTTCGCCAAAATTATCATTGATTTGTTGCATTTATGGTGTCCCGTAGGCTGTAACGTTTGCCAATGTTGTCAGGTTGCCGCTGCTGTCCATGCTGGCAATTGTAGTAGCACCGTATTTAAAAACCAAGACACCACCAACCTCAGATATGCTGAAGTTTGTTGTAGAAAGCTGTGCAACCGTACCGTTTGCATTTCCAGTTCCACCATTTGCGGCTGCCAAAATTCCTGAGAAACTAATGTTGGGTGTTGTACCCCCAGAAGAAGCCAATGGGGAAGACGCCGTAACACTGGTAATTGTGCCGCCAGAACCTGTAGCAGAAATAGTTTGGTTAGGCCAAGTACCTGAAATAGATACGCCCGAACCGGCAACCAATGCAGGGGTAGCTGTGGCTGTACCGCCGTTAGCAATTGGCAGAATACCAGTCACGCCAGTGGTCAATGGCAGCCCTGTGGCATTTGTCAAAGTACCGGATGCGGGTGTACCAAGAGCAGGTGTCACTAGTGTTGGTGAGTTGGACAACACCACATTTCCAGAACCAGTCGAAGTTGTAACCCCTGTACCGCCAGAAGCTACAGGCAATGTGCCAGTTGTTAAAGCAGATGTGCTTGTAGCGTAAACAGCGCCCCCAGATGTAAATGAAGACAGGTTTGTGCCGC